ATGAGGTAGCCGGAGGGGTGAGTGACGATAGCTTCGGGGAAGATCTTCTGCACTTCATCAGCCATGTAGCCGAATTCCTTAACCTTCGATCCTAGATAGGAATAAGTATAAACACCAAGCCCATTAGCCTTAGTCCAAAGTTTCTTAATCCCCGCCTTCAACCGGCGATCGGAGAACTTCGTAATAGCCGCTCCGCCTAAACTACCAAGCCCACCTAACAACGCCCCATAATTGGCCATCTTGGCGTTATAAGCATCCATCTGCGCATTATACTGATCGTTCGTAGCTGCGTAAATCGGAGCTGCTTGAACCTGCGCACCAGTGCTGACATTACCGAACTGAGGCATAGACACTTGATTACCACTCCGCAGTGCATTGAGCATATTGAGCGGCTGGTTCTTGAAATAATCAGCTTCCTGAATAGCCTGACTTCTTGCAGCATTACCAAACTGACTACTTGCAAGTCCCTGATTAAACATACCTTGCTGGGCTTGGTTAAACAAATCCCCCTGCGACATAGCTTCACCAATCCCCTGTCGACGAAGGTTCATGGCATTCTCAAACTGTCGTTGCTGTTCACTCGATCCTGCCAAAATCGACTGCATAAAGGCATCATTCTCATTCTGGCCCAGCTGAGATTGCTCTCGGCCGTAAGCCTCTGAACCCATATTCAATCCCTGATTAGCCAGCACAGTTTCGCGAGCTTTACGCTGTCGTTCCAACTCTGGCCGCATACGGGACATGAGCGCTTCTGTAACCCGATCTCGATCAGTTGCAAAGTCGTCAAAGGTCGGGGCACGGCTGGCTTGGGAGAAGTCATACTGCTCTTGAAACTCCCTGGGTGCCGGGGCTGTGTTAAGCCCTGGAAGCGTGCTTTGATCAATCGGGTTGGAAGAAGCTTGATCAACATAGCCAATACCTCGCTGGGCCAGATCATTCAATGCTACGGAGATTGCATTGTTCTGGTCGTAGAGTTTTTGCTGCTCCGGACTTAGCGTAGTCGTAGCAGTAGTGCGAGGGATGATCGTCCCGTCTGGTAGCCTATGCCCACCAGCCGTATCATACGTGAACGTCAGACTCCCATCCGGCCCTACTTGGTTCGGCTGGTTGAGATAATTCGTTGCCAGTGTCGAGTTCAGATTAGCCTCTCCCTGAGCCTGTGCGGCTGCGGCGTAATCCGGTGCTTTAGGTGCCTTTGGCTTGCCCACGATAGTTGTCCTTCAAAGATAGCCATTTACAGTCTGATTTAGCTAAGCTATAAATCAATAAATCCCCTTTCGGGCTGGCGTCTTTGAGGGTAGCCTCTAGACTAAAGCCGATGTGTTCTATAAACCTTCGGCTGTTGAGATTGTCGCTCTCAACCGGCGATAAGATTTTGTTAACTTCTAACTCCACAAACGGGTAGTGGAAGGTATACCATAGGAACTCTCGATTGAGCCATGTTTTACCTTCCCCTGCGCAGTGGAGCATGATTGAAGCTCCATTACATCCTTCGTAATAAACCGCTGCGACCGGTGCGTCAAGCTCCGTGTCGTAAAGTCCTATAGTATGCCCCTTGCCGAGCATCCAGTGGCCTTGGGTTTTCGCTGACAGCCACGGACCGAAAATCTCGTCCCGACCTGTGACGACAACTTTCACAGAATCCCTGCTGTTCGCATGGCAAAGTCGGTAGAAGTCCACGCAAATCTTGCAGTGGAAGTAACAATCTGCAAACGTAGTGAATACAAATACCCAAGATCATTCGGAACGGTGATCCATTTACTCTCCACCGTCGCAAGCCCTGACGACCAGACACAGCCATCCCAGAGGCTTGTATCCCAGATGCCAGTATTGGATAAAGGCAAGAATGAGATCTGAGTGTAAGTCGGGCTAGACTTATAATCCGCATCGAGACTCAGCGACAGCGTTGCTTGACCTTCCACTGACACATTCGGTCGAGCTAAGCTTACATTCTTCTGCCTGCCTATTCCGAGATTGTTATAAGCCTGAGCGATCTGCCCTGTAATTGTCAGCCCCGAGTCTGACAGCCCTGTCCAAGCTTTGCAAACTTTCAGTAATCCGGCAAAATACAACTCGCCATTAAACACAGTAAATGTCCGAGCGTTCCAGCCTACGAACCGACACCATGACTTGGTGATGTTATTCATCACATATTGATAAGACAAGCTATCAGCCACAATCGGGATGTTGATAATAAGCGCATTCACGCCGGGGTAGACTGTTCCCTCCCAGCCAGCGATATCACCAAAAGCTTCCGCAGCTTCCAAGAACGCCCCGTCGATCTTAAAGCTAACAGCCTGTGCACGATCGACCGTAGCAGATAATAATTGCTTAGACAGCGGAAACACGCCTTGCTTGCTGATATACAGCAAATCGCCGCCGAAGCGGGTCAGGCACTTATCCCCAATCGGTTCACCCACATAGTAGACACCAATCAGTGCCCAAGTTGCTGTAGCATCTGGATCTGTGCCTTGATAAACGGCCAGTTCCCCCTCAGAAGTCACTACAGCGAAAAGATCGTCCACTCCGTTTCCGCCGTCTATGGTCCAGCTTGCACATGCAACCGCATAGCCACCACGAGGGAAAATAGGGCCGACAGGAAATCTAGTAGCAGCTCCACCAATAGCATCCACATCCAGATACCAAAGGTCCATAGAATTAGCTTCTACAAACCAAAGTCTACGCTTGTGCATGCAGATATTGACTAGATCACGAGTGTCCACTCCAGTAATTGCAGGAGTAGAAACTCCAGTAACATCAACCCAAGTTGAACCGTCGAAGTTCTTCATATAATCAACGCCATTGACGGCTACAAGCCACGGTCCAGCGGTATTGATAAAGCTAACCGACTTCCAATCCCCATCAGTGCAGGTAGTTACCGCAGCTCCTGCCGCCCCTGCACTCGTAGCATCAAAAATCCCCGCATCGGTGGAGACAAACAAAGTTCCTCCAGTCGGGGTATTGAAGGGAAGAAAGGCCCTCGCATTATTAGGCAGGTCGGTCAGCCAGTCTTGGCAACCCGGACGTAAGCTAACATCTGAAGTTCCCGGAAAGAAGTTATCCATAACCACCGCGTCAGTCGGTCGCATAGCAGCAAGGGAGTCTCTTGCGTTCCACCCCCCCACTGGAGCCGGAACTGTAGTCGTGGCGGCTGTAGCCTCATTGACAGGGTAAGGCTTATAACCGCCACGACGAGAAGGAGCACGCCTTGGACCTCGCATTAGACGTTCCAGTTACCAGAAGGGACAAAAATGCCCGGAGATATGTCGGGCAAGGAAGTCTGTGAGATGTTGTAGTTTCGCGGGACTTTATTGCGAACAATATGATTGTTCAGCAGTGAGTAGTATTTCTCCTCATCCGCCTGATAGGGAAGACCCTTGATCTGCTTCCACCTAAACGCCAGACCCTTCCGCAGGATCTTCTCCGGTAATGCGAAGTAATCCGAGTCCAGCGTAAACCTTGGTTTATAAGTCAATCCATCCGCAGTCAGCACAGCCCATGAGCTCGCATACTCAAAATACACCTCACTGAAAGGTGTTTCTGGCTCCGGATTAATCAAAATCTCATCGCCACGAAGTCGGAATTTATAGAAAGGGCCAGGATTGGGTATCGCCTTAACCTGCTGCCACTCGATCTCTGTTAAAGGGCCATACAACGGCCTACGAAGCGTCCTATCAAAGAACGTCTCCGTATACGCCCACATAAAACCTTCAACACCTGCGAGGTCTTGGATCTTTCCCTGACTCTCACTCGCAACCATAGTGAAAGTCCCCTCGCGGGTGATGCCTTGGAACTGCGACTCATCGGTAATATCATCGACGAGTTCTTGGCAAATCCCAAGCAGCTGCTGAACTGTGGTATCAGTTCCTCCAATAACCGCAGTTGGCACATTCAAAGCGTGAATGCGGCAATGGTCTTGTATCACAGTCAGCAGCGACATGGTTTAGGCTTCCTCTTTCACTTTCTCAGCCGCAGCTTGCAGCGTAGCGATAGTTTTATTCGCAGTTTCAAGTTGTTTAGTCAAGCCTGCTACGGATTTACGAAGCTCGTCCAACTCCTCCGCAGTCTTACCCGTCGAAGTTGCCGTATCCAGCCATGCTTGAGCTTTTTCCTTCAAGGCTCTGGCACCCATGCCGATGGAAGCTAAAGTCGACTCATTCGCAGCAGCCAGATCCTCCACTGTCCGCACATTAGCGTCCAAGATTGCCTTTACCTGAGCAGGGCTAACCGCAGGCCAAGCAATGATCGAAGTCCCATCTTCAGGAACTTCCCGAGTCTCACACCAAGTTTTATATTTCCGATGGTAGGCTTCAAGCCATTCTCCAGGTATCCGATCCTGCCGAACACCTTCTTCCAGACCAGCGAGCCATTCTTCCGCTACCTTTTCAATCCGATCTTTCGAGCCGCTCGGAGTGACGATAGCATAATTAACATCTTTGCCAACGAAACGACCTTGCTCCGTGCTTGCTTGACGATCTTCTACCACACGGGTTTCGAAGGTCACATACGGGGGTCTTGCTTTTTCTTCCATTTTAATTTCCTTTCAGGGCCGGAAAGTGAGACGCTGTGGGAGGGTGAGAAAAGTGGGAACCCCCTCCCACAGACGCCAGTTGCTTCGCTTAGGTGATAGCACCCTGCGCGAAAGGTCGATTGATGTGCGCGATGTTGTAATACACCGTTGCGTTGTTGTAAGTGCCGGTGATCGT